AAACCCCTGCGGTAGAGGCTGCTCGCCCAACTGTTAGCGCACCGATTTACACCAAGCCACGCCTAGAGTTTACAAAGGCTAAGTACCTTGAAAACACTCTACGCGCTAAGTTTCTTGGTGACGAAGCAGCCGCACAGTACATCAAGGCTGCTGATAACGAAACCACAACCGCACCCGGTATGGTTCCAACACGTCAGTTAACCGAAATTATCAACCCACTTTCAAACGCTGATCGCCCATTCATTGACAGCATTAGCCGTGGTACGTTGCCAGACGCAGGGCTTGTTTTCCAATTGCCTAAGGTCACAGCCGTGCCGACAGTTGATCAGATTGACGAGAATCAACCGATTGCTGATACTCAATTGACAGCACAGTTTGTAAACGTTGATGTCAAGTCATTCAAGGGTCGCGCAATTACCACAGTCGAACTTATTGATCGTTCATCTCCAGCTTTCTTTGATGAACTCGTTCGTCAGATGGAATTTGCTTATGCAAAGGAAACTGACTACTACGTCACCGCAGAAGTTGCAAACAATGGCGTTCTAAATGCAGATGCAGCAAACGAAGATAAGGATGGCTTGCTTTCCTACGTTTCAACAGCAGCAGCAGCAATTTACAAAGGCACTCTTGGCTTTGCACGCAACATCGTAGTATCACCTGAGGCATGGGCAAAGATTATGTCCTACTCAGACAATGGTCGCCCGATTTACATTGCAAGCAACCCACAGAACAACGCTGGCGTACTAGCACCAGATGCAGTATCCGGAACAGTTGCAGGATTGCAGCTCCGCGTGTCACGCTTGATTAGCGGAACAGGAAACACCGGACTTGGCGATTACTCAATGTGTATCGTCAATCCAGATTCCTACACATGGTATGAGTCACCACGCTTCCAGCTACGCACAAACGTGAATAGCGATGGAACCATTGACCTCCTCTACTACGGCTTTGGAGCGCTCGCTACAAAGGTCGCAGCAGGAGCAAACTGGTTCAACAAGTCCTGATCTAACTTAATAGATCGTTAGCGTTAGCCCGGCGCTTCTGCCCTGAGCGCCGGGTCTAACATAGAAAGGAAAAGATGCCCGCCACATATTGCACCGAAGCTGAATTGCGTTCGGCACTTGGAATTGGCTCACTCTATTCCTCACCATTAGTCGAAGAAGTTTGTCAAGCGGCAGAAAACATTGTTAAATCAAAACTATGGTTTAACACTCAAAGCGTTTATGCAATTGAAGCAACCGGAACAACCGGGCGTATTTACATTTATGAAAACCCTGACCAATTTGTCGTGGGTGACACTATTACAGTAGAGAACGTGCGCCAGCATTTCGATGGCTCTCATGTTATTACCGCTAAAAATGGCGGTTGGTTAGAATTCGTCAAGGCACAAATTACAACTCGCGCATATCACACAATTGCGCCGTGGGGTCGCGTTTATGGTTCACAAGCCGTTGATTACGCCACCCTGCCTGAAGTCAATCAAGCCACACTCATGATAGCTGTGGACATTTGGCAAGCACGTCAAGCGTCAAACGCTGGCGGTATTTCACCTGATTTTCAACCTTCACCATATCGCATGGGTAATACACTCATGGCACGCGTACGCGGTTTGCTTGCGGATCATCTAGCTCCGGGCGGTCAAGTAGGGTGAGTGCAATATCCACCCTGCGGGGAACAATCGCGACTGCGCTGGCTGATAATGCGCTGTGGCAGGTGTTTTCCTTCCCACCTGCCACGCCGCTTGCTAACAGCATTGTCGTGCAACCGGGTGACCCATATATTGAGCCATCAAACAACCATTACGCAAGCATTAAGCCAAAAGTCAATTTCAAGTTAGTAGTGCTTGCACCTATGTTTGATAATCAAGGCAACTTGATAAATATTGAAGATTTTTACCTTAGAATAGTCCAAAAGCTAGAAGCATCGTCTATTGCATACTCACTAGGCACTTTTAGCGCCCCAGCAGTCTTAACCGGAGTAGCGGGCGACCTCTTATCCGGTGAAGTACAAATCAGCGTTCTATCCGATTGGAGCTAACACATGGCTGATAATGACAAAGAGCGCGAGGCTTTCTTGATCAAGATTGGTCAAGTGGAACCAAGCGCACCAACCCCAAAACCAACCGCTAAGAAAGACGAGGAATAGTCAATGGCTGTTTTTCTAAACAACAAAGTCGGTCTTAAGATTAACAACGTTGATCTTAGCGACCACGTCACTTCTGTGACTCTCAACCGCGCTGCGGATGAGCTTGAAGTCACCGCGATGGGCGATACAGCACACAAGTTCGTTAAGGGCTTGGAATCTGGAACGCTTACAGTTTCGTTCTTGAATGATACAGCTACTTCAGAAGTTCTGCAGACACTTAATTCTGCATTTGGAACAACTGTGGCTGTAAAAATGGTGCAGGATGCAACCTCACCTGTCACAGTATCAGCAACCAACCCGCTCTACTCGTTTGATATTCTTGTCAATAACTTGACACCAATTAACGGCGGAGTAGGCGACATTGGAACACAGGACATTACTTTCACGCTAAACTCAGTCGTGACAGTAGCCGACACTGGCACGTTCTAGTAATTAAGAAAGGGCAACATGGCACAGCTAAAAGTAGTTAGGGCAGATGGCACAGAGTCAATCCATGAGATTTCTCCAGCCATTGAATATGCATTTGAGCAATACGCTAAGAAGGGTTTTTATAAAGCCTTCCGCGAGGATCAAAAGCAATCGGACATTTATTGGCTTGCATGGGAGTGCTTGCGTAGAGCAAATGCTCCAGACGTATTTCCATTTGGGGACAAGTTCCTAGAAACCCTCAAAGCTGTTGAGGTCGTGGACAACTCCCCAAATGGATAACGCGTGATACTTGGACTTATCGGATAGCCGAGTTATCCGTTAATTTAGGTATTGCGCCTAGCGAGTTTATTAACATGGATAGCAGTTTGCTTGACGCTATCTATGATGTGTTAAAACGACAGGCAGAGGAGCGCAAGCGTGCCAGTAGTAGTCGAAGGAATCGTAGGGCTTAGAAAAGCCTTGAACAAATACGCTCCTGACCTACGCAAACAGCTTGATGCAGAAGTTAAGTTAGCGCTCAAACCAATTATTGAAGATGCGCGTGCGCACGTTCCAGATCAGTCGGTGCTAAAAAACTTTAATAGCCCCGGTTATGTACGCAAGAGTCGTACCGGGCGAGCAGATGCATTTCCTAGTTATGACGCACGCCTAGTGCGTAAGGGTTTAACTTATACGCTTGCTAAAAAGCGAAACGATAGAACCGGTTTTGTTAGCATGTTTACCTTGCTTAACAAGTCACGCGTGGGTGCGATAATCGAAACAGCCGGGCGTAGAAATCCCGATGGAAGCCCTAGAAGCCAAAGCAATAACCCCAACGCTGGCGCACAGTTTATTGGCGCTATGAATCAGGTTGGCGCACTCAAAGACTTTTCTAACAAAGGCAGACAGACCACCGGGCGCTTATTGTTTGCAGCCTATGATCGCAATCAAGGCAAAGCGCTTGACGCGATTATGAAAGCGCTTGATAAGACAGCCGCATTATTCAAAATTGAATCTGAGAAATACAACGATAGGCGTGCGGCATGACACAGAGCAATATCTTTGTCAATATCATTGGTGAGTTTAAGAAAAAAGGCTTTGATGATGCCAATAAAGCCACCACCGGGCTAGGTAAAAACTTTGACAAACTAGGCAAGAAGTTAGCAGCCGCTTTTTCTATTGCAGCAGTCACTAAGTTCACAAAGCAATCAGTTCAAGCCTTTGCACAGGCAGAACGTGAAGCGGCTCAACTACGCGCAACCCTAGAGGCAATTAACTTAGGCTTTGCTTCTCCGGTTCTTGACCAATATATTGACAAATTAGAATTTGCCACCGGGGTCACAGGCGACAAACTAACGAAAGCATTTACAACACTTTCACAAGCAACCAACGATGTCACTACGGCTCAGAAACTATTAAACGTATCGCTAGACGTTGCCGCCGCTACTGGTAAAGATTTAACAACAGTCGCAGCCGCGCTACAACGTGGCTACAAAGGTGAGCTTACAGCGCTAGCGCGTTTGCGTGTGGGTTATACAACAGCCGAATTAAAGACCAAGAGCTTTGAGGATGT